ATATCAAACTTAGAAACACTTAATGCAGACAGAAAAGAAACTGCATTTGTTATTGGTGATACTCCATTCAGATTAGAACCAAACTCAACAGCAGTCACAAACTATGCTAACAACACAGCAGGAGCTGCCGACAATGGCGAAGATGGATTGCTTACAACCAACGGATTCACAGGTGTGTATTATCCATCAGGATTTACAACAGACCTAGCAGGCGAATCAGTTGTAGTTCCAGCATCACACATGATGTTAAGAACAATTGCATTTAATGACCAAGTGGCATTTCCATGGTTTGCACCAGCAGGTGTAAGACGTGGTGCTATAGACAATGCTTCATCAGTTGGTTTTGTCAACTCAGAAGGTGAGTTCGAAACCACAGCAGTAGCAGAAGGTCTTAGAGATGCATTATACTCAGTAAACATCAACCCAATTTCATTTGTTACAGGTGCAGGATTAGTTGCATTTGGACAAAAGACAAGACAACTTACTGCTTCTGCACTAGACAGAATCAATGTTGCAAGACTTGTTGCGTTTACTAGATTACAATTAGATAAAATAGCAAGACCGTTTATCTTTGAGCCAAACGATGCACTTACAAGAAATGAAATAAGACAAGCAATTGAATCATTCTTGTTAGAACTTACAGCTCAAAGAGCACTGTTTGACTTTGCTGTTGTTTGTGATGAAACCAACAACACAGCGGCAAGAATAGACAGAAGCGAACTGTATGTTGATGTGGCAATTGAGCCAGTCAAAGCAGTTGAGTTTATCTTTATTCCAATCAGATTAAAGAACACCGGAGAAATAGCAGCTTCAGGCCTTTAAAGGTACAAGTTGAAAAAAGGAGAAACAAGTAGTAAATAACATTACTAGGAGAAAAATAAAATGGCAGTATCAACACTATCAAAATTTACAGTACCACTAGCAAGTGATCAATCATCAGCCTCACAAGGCTTATTGATGCCTAAATTACAGTATAGATTTAGAATCATACTTGAGAACTTTGGTATATCAACTCCTAGATCAGAACTCACCAAACAAGTTGTTGACGTGACTCGTCCAAACTTAACATTTGATCAAATCACATTAGATGCTTACAACTCAAGAGTGTATATGGCAGGAAAACACACATGGGATCCTATCACACTTAATGTAAGAGACGATGTTAACAACGAAGTTACAAAACTAACAGGTGAGCAACTACAAAAACAATTTGACTTTTTTGAACAATCATCTGCCGCATCAGGACAAGACTACAAATTTACAGGTAGAATTGAAATGCTTGATGGTGGTAATGGTGCTAACACTCCTACTGTGTTGGAAACCTATGAACTATATGGTTGTTATCTTGACAACGTGCAGTATGGCACACTTGCTTATGCAACATCAGAGCCTGTTCAGATTACAATGTCTATTAGATATGACAATGCAATCCAAACACCTAGAGGCACAGGCATAGGCACAGCAGTTGCAAGAACAATTTCAACAGCGGCTACTGGCGGCGGTATTTAATTTTTTTTCCAATTCTTTAAAAAAGCGTCTGTTATAGGCGCTTTTTTTATGACTATAAATATTATAGATGGTCTAATGCTATGATATTTGAGACAATATTACTTTGTCAAATCACGATGTGCATGGTTATGGGCATTGATGATTGTCCTAATGCTAAAATTGTAAGCATGGAAGATGAATGGACACCAGCATACTATTACTATTCAGATGGTCAAGGCCATATTCATTATGATGACACACAAACCATACACATGGGCATCATTGTGCATGAACTTGCACATCATGTTGAAAAGACGCAGGACAAAGACTTTCACAAAGTGTGCAAACAGTTTGGTGGCACCAAATGCCACATACATGACTAACCCCCTCAATTTTATCACCATAAATATTACAAATGGTCTGGCGTAATAACTTTTTAAAACAATTGATTGGTGGAGACACCATGAAAGATTATCAGCATGCCGCCAGATTGTATACAGACCAAACATTTAGACTGGCACCAAAAAATAGGTTTTTATACCATGTAGTATTTGATATCAATCCATTAGCAGTGGGCAAATCCATTAATAACACAGAACAACTTGAACTTGGCATGATTGTAAAACGCTGTGACTTGCCTTCATACAATTTCAATGTCGAACAAAAAAACAAATACAACTTCAAAACTTATGTGCAAACAGGCATACAATATCAGCCAGTGTCTATTGTGTTGCATGATGACATGGGCGACGTTGCAACGGCATTTTGGAAGTCATATTATCAACATTATATTGTAGACACTAATCAATCTGAAAGAGCATACAAAGCCGGTTACAATGATATTGGCGGAATGAAAAGATTTGGTCTTGACACAGGCAACAAAGAAAAGTTTTTTACTTCTATTTCTATTTTCCAATTAAGCAGAGGACTGTTTACAGAATATAAAATGATGAATCCAATTGTTAATGATTGGGCAAACGGATCAATGGACCAGGGAGATGGTGCAGGAGTAAACGAACATGCATTTTCTATCTCCTATTCAGGCGTGTTGATGCGTAATGGTGAGATAGGTGTTGATCCGGCAGGCTTTGCACAGTTTCATTATGATAAAACCCCATCTCCAAATTCAACAGGAGGGGATAGTGTTTTTGGTGTGCTTGGCGGTATAACAAAAACAACAAGTCTACTAGGATCAGGCAACATATTTGGAGCTGGCTTGTCAGCACTAAACACATATGAAAAAATAAAATCAGGCAGAGCAACAAGAGGTCTCAACGAGGAAATCATAGGCATAGCCAAAGACGCCATAAAAGCAGGCACAAACAACATTGGTGCCACCTCCAAGCCTGGTGTATCTTTCCCAAAAAATTTAAAACAAAAAAGAGCAAACGACAAACAAACTGTCAAAGCAGTGGGCCAAACCATTGTGTCTGATGAAAACATATTGCTGAATTCAACACAAGCAAAAATTTATCTCGAAAATAATTTTGATGCAAAACAAAAATTTGCAAAATTTACAAGTTTTAGAATTGATTCGAACTTAGACGTTAATGATGTAGACACTGAATGGAGTCAGTTGACTGAATCCGAACAAAATTCATATCTAAATAATGCTGGCAATATAATAGGAGTGCTTATCAACAGTGAGCAACTGAAGTATCAAGTGAATAGAAATGAATATCAAAAATTTGTAGAAGCTCCGCTTGCTGAACAAACAGTGGCCACAGTGAATCTTAACAATTCCGGTTCTGACAAAGGACTTTCAGCAAATACCTTGACAGGAGCAAAAGGTTACACATACTAATGGCTGAATACAGTGCAAACAACAGCAATGGGCAACTTGGTAATAGTTCTTCAGCAACCAGGACCCCTGTAAGCAATTTAGGTGTTGGAAGTTCTAACACTGAATCATTGGTCCAGTTTTTAAGCGGAATAGAAAGAGATCGCACAGAACTTAATGGAGCACAATATGATGCTGTGCAGGCATTTTTTAGTAATAGAGGTTACGCCGTTGAGTCCAGTAAGTCAATTGCTTATGTGTTAATGAAACAAGCCAAAGTTGACGGAGCCAATGTTTTTGATGTAATAGACACATTGCAAGGATCAACTGATCTTGAACTTTCCCAACTAGTAGCAGAAATATTGAATGCATACAGATATAAAACTTCAGTGTTAGGTTTTAAAAATGATAGAACCACACAGAGTCATGTCACAAGAAACATAAAGGCGTAGCATGAATCGTTGGTCCCAAGGATTGTTCCAACCAAAAAATACAAACAAATATGTTGGCAAAAAAACACCAAAATATAGATCTTCTTGGGAGTTTGCATTTATGCGATTCTGCGACAACAATCCAGGAGTCATGCAATGGGCATCTGAATCAATACAAATTCCATACCGTAATCCTTTGAATGGCAAAAACACGATATATGTGCCTGATTTTTTTGTTGTGTATCAAGACAAGACAGGCAAAAGACAAGGTGAATTGATTGAAGTTAAACCAAACAATCAAGCCAAACTAGAAAGTGTAGGCAAAAATAAACAAAATCAAGCCGCATACATTGTAAATCGAGCCAAATGGGAAGCTGCCAACAAATGGGCCAAAGGAAAAGGTATTCGGTTTAGGGTGATCACTGAGAGCGATATCTTTAAATAAGATTATGCCAGTGGAATACATACAACTTACACGCTTGCAAAAACTAGAAATATTGGAAGCACAAGAAGTAACAAAAAATAGAAGACAGACTCGCAAGAAGAAGCATGTGGCCAAACGCAAAGGCAGATTCGATTACAGGACTGGAAGACCAGGCAAATCAAAATGACCAAAAAATTAGAAGATCTTTTCAACTTAGATGCAACTGAAGACACTGTAGAATCAATGAAAGATAAGATTGAACTTGAACAAGACTCAAAGGATGATAAGCAAGCCAACGAAATGATACAACAAAAACTTGGCCTAGACAAGATCGACGCAGCTTTGCCACAAGTAGATGGACTGCAAGATGACAAAGAAATAGACTCATATGCGGAAGAATCCTTCAAAGCGTATCAAGATCTCATGGACTTAGGCATGAACATAGAGCCTAGATTAGCGGGTAGAATAATGGAGGTAGCATCTTCTATGATGGGCAATGCTATAAATGCCAAAAATTTAAAGGTTGATAAAAAACTTAAAATGATTGAATTACAGCTTAAAAAAATGAAACTGGATCAAAATTCAGGAGATGATGAAGCAGTGACCGGCACAGGCACTGTGGTTGCAGATCGCAATGAACTTATAAAACAGATACTCGCATCTAAGAACAAAACTAAATAATACACTATGAAAACATTCAAAGAATATCTTGCAGAAGCAGTTAAAACTTACATGGCCCGCATTAAAGTTGCTGGCGAATTACCAGAAAATTTCGAAACAAATCTTAAAAATTACATGACAAAATACGAAACAATTGAATTTAAAAAGGTTGCTTCAACACCAGTGCAAGAACATCCACATGAATTTACAAGACTCAAGAATGTTGAAGTCAGCATATTTGACGTTGAAACACAATACCCTGTTGGCTATCAGCAATTAGAATCAGTGTTGCAAGACGCATTTGGCATTGCTGGCGATCATATTAGAGTGAAACATCCAACAGATCCAACAGAAATTAAGCCTGAAGAAAAAGAATATGAGCCTAAACTAACAGACGCTGAATACAAAGATGACACTGCGGCTGACAAGCCATTATACGGCGATGAATACAACATGTCCATGTTTAAAGAATTAATGGCCGATCGTAAAAAAGAAGAAACACACGAAGGCGATGGCGACATAGTAGAACCAAAAGAAGAATCACCAAAAGATGCATTTCACAAAGGCTTTGAACTGAAACAGTCAGATGGTTATTCAGGTTCTTCACTTACCAAGCACTCCAAATAATAATCCGTAAATACAAGTATGGGACAGAGTCTTCAAGGTAATCTTACCAAAAAAGCACACGCAAAAATAAAATTTACTGAACAACAGATTCGTGAACTCAATAAATGCATGGATCCAAAAACTGGTCCTTTATACTTCTGCAAAAATTATTGTATGATCCAACATCCAACCAAAGGATCAATGAAATTTGAAATGTACGAATATCAAGAAGGATTGATTGCAACATATCACGACAACAGGTTTGCAATTGCAATGTTACCAAGACAAACAGGCAAAACAACTTGTGCCGCCGCATATCTTGTGTGGTATGCAATGTTTGTGCCTGATTCACAAATACTAATTGCCGCCCATAAATTTACAGGTGCACAAGATATTATGAATAGAGTGCGTTACACATATGAAGCACTGCCTGATTTTCTAAGAGCAGGTGCATATTCTTACAATAGAAACACACTTGAATTCGACAACGGTTCAAGAATAAAAGCAACCACAACAACAGAAAACACAGGTAGAGGTATGTCACTTTCTGTAATTTACTGTGATGAGTTTGCATTTGTGCAACCGCCTAGCAAGGCATCTGAGTTTTGGACTTCCTTGGCTCCAACATTGGCCACAGGTGGTAAGTGTATCATCACATCAACACCCAACTCAGACGAAGATCAGTTTGCACTGATATGGAAAGAAGCCAACAAACGCATGGACGATTATGGCAACGAATTGGCTGTGGGCAAAAACGGATTTGCTCCATTCAGAGCATCATGGAGTGAACATCCTGAACGCACAGAAGAATGGGCACGTGAAGAAAGAGCAAGAATAGGAGAAGAAAGATTTAGGCGTGAGCATGACTGCGAATTTTTGATATATGACGAAACATTGATCAAAGCAACTAAATTGGCAGACTTACAAGGCGTCGAACCAATGGAAAGACACGGTCATGTGCGGTGGTATAAAAAGATTCAAAAAAGCAAAGCATACATTGTGTCACTAGATCCGTCCATGGGCACAGGCGGCGACTATGGTGCCATTCAGGTGTATGAATTACCCACTATGACTCAGGTTGCTGAATGGCAACATAATTCAACACCTATACAAGGACAAGTCAGGATCTTGAAAACAATCATTGACAAAATTAGCGAAGATTTAAAAGCTGAGGGCATTGTGCAACCTGAAATATATTATTCAATTGAAAACAACTCTATAGGAGAAGCAGGATTAGTTGCTATATCTGACATTGGTGAAGAAAACATTCCCGGACAGCTCTTGTCAGAAACCATTAAGAAAGGACATGTGCGTAGATTTAGAAAAGGTTACAACACCACACACAACTCTAAAATGAGTGCTTGTGCCAAACTAAAACAGATGGTTGAAAACGATTCTATGGTAATACAATCCAAGAATCTTGTGTCAGAACTTAAAAATTTTGTGGCATCTGGCAATTCCTTTAAAGCAAAACCCGGTGAGCATGACGATCTTGTGATGTCCACCATACTTGCTGTGCGTATGGCGTCAACAATATCATCTTGGGACCAAAAATTGTTCGAAAGACTGCGTGATTCTGAGGAAGAACTGATCATGCCCATGCCTATTGTAATGTCATAAATACTGCAATGGACCTCAATCTAGTTTCCCAAGATCTGTTTGATGAATTAAAATCACGATACAGTCACCTTACAATTGGTGATGAACAAGCAATGACCACAACAGATCCACAAGTGGCACGTTTTTTTAAGTTTGATTGGAACAATAACCCTGTCAGTATATCAATTGACGAAGAAAATTTGCGTTTGGTATACAACAAAGATCTTGCAAATGAACTAGATGAAGAAGGACAACAGTCATGGTATGATTTTGCACGCACTATGCGTGAATTTGCTGTGACCCATAACTTAGGATTCAAGCCACAAGACATCGAAAAAGTTGATTTAGAACAAGGAGACTTTGAATTCTTATCTCAAGTAAATACAGTGAAGGAAAGCACAATGCACGGCACATCAAAATCATCTTACAACAAACTAGACAAAACCAAAATGATCATTCGTCACAGCAAAGCAGTGGATGAAAGCATTCCTGGAGCAAGATCAAGAAACATTGATTGCATATTCATTGAAAATGCACAAGGCGAGCGTTTCCGTTTTCCTTTTAACTATCTACATGGTGCAAGAGCCATGCAGATGCACGTGGCCAAAGGCGGCAATCCATATGATGGCATTGGCGAATCCATTGTAGAACAAGTGGCCAACATTGCTTTATTGAGAAAATTTACATCATATGCCAACAAGATGAACATGGTCGACGAAAACACAGAACCATATCTTACAGGCGCTAACCAAAAAATTAAAGACACCAAAAAACTTTTAACAAGATTACAAAACAACAACACTTATGAATCAGCAACTGAGGAACTTGAAAGTGGCAATAAACTGCATGAAGATGATGTGCAACCATTGGTAAAGTTATTCACCAAAGAAGTGTTTGATGAGGATTTGATCGAAGCATTCAAATTGTTGCCTGTTGTTGAATTTGATGATGAAGACAGCAAAGACAGAAAAGATATCATGACACAGGCATCAACAGCATCAAGATATGCTGAGTATGTTGACAACTGGGTGTCAGATCCAAAATCTACATTAATTCTTAAAAAAGATGATTCCTATGATGCACTGCAAAACAATTTAAGATCACAACAGAAAGAGACTGATCTAAAATTAATGACCATACTGAGAGACATTGCTACAAGATTTATATCAGCAGATCCACAGGATGATTCTATTGTAAACTTTGCTTCAGACATGGAGTCACAGATTTCACAAGCAGGCGAATTGTTTGCCAAGCCAGATCCTGAAACAAAGAGATTGAAAGGCACTGCTATTAAATTGGCCAACAAGTATCTACAAGATATGAAACGTATTAAACAAGACGATGCCTACAAAGATGAAGTGAGAAAATCACCAGAGGACATCAAAGCATTTAAAAACATCAAAGGCCAGGATGTAGCAAAAGGCAAACTTGCCAAACAATACAAAAGAAAATACAAAGATGAGTCCGAACAGTTCGAAGCATGGGCAATAGCACAAACTGAAATGTTGGAGAGCACCCTAGATGAAGAAGACATTAAGCAGTCTGAATATCAAGATGCTTTTGCAAAACCACAGAAAAGTGCTGACACCAATAACATAATCAACCTCCATAGAAAATTAGCAGACATATAATGAATTTAAATGAATTTTTCCACACACTTGATTTACAAGTTAACGAAGAGATTCCATCAAGTGGAACATACATACACACACCGCAAAACTTGATTCTGAAACCAGATGGCGACAGCATGTATGACGATGACAAAAATAATCCATCAGAGGTCAATGTATCAAAAATTGAAATTGGATTAGACAACGACGGCCCAGATAACATTTATCATTTTATGGGTGTGTATCATGATGCAGGCACTTGGGAACTTTACACAGACAACGGTATTACAAGACAGTTAGCAGAATATTTTGGTGTTAGAGATGGCGACATTGACTGGTCAGAACAGGGCGAGCAACAAGAAGATATGATGCATTTTGACATAGCATCTGATCAAATTGCTGGACAACTAATCACATCAATGAACAAAAAGTTCACAGCTGAAAGTGGCATCATGTACAGGGCAGGAGTGAAAAAATACGGCAAAGAAGGCATGAGGAAAATACAAAGTGCCGCGGGCAAAGGTGCAAGTGCAGAAGAAATTGGTGCTATCAAAGATAAGCACAATAAGAAAAAAGTAAAAGAACTGGATGATCTATTAAGATTATCAGGCATAAAATAATTCTTGACAGAATAAACAAGTTTGTGTATTATACAAACTACAGTGATACACACTAGGCAAACAAAAGGAGGCTTACATTATGGCAACACTGGCTGATATAAGAGCCAAACTCCAGGCTCAAAGTTCTAAACCACAAGGTGAAGGACAAATTGGAGACAACGCAATATATCCACATTGGAATATTCCCGAAAACACAGAAGCAGTACTTAGGTTCTTACCAGACAAGGATCCAAACAATACTTTTTTCTGGACTGAAAGAGCAATGATTAAACTGCCTTTCAATTCAATCAAAGGAGATGCAACAT